GAACGCGATCACCTACCCCTACCCCCCCCGCCGGCAGCTAACCACACCAAAAACCGCCCGCCCATAATGTTAGTTATGTCCGAAACATACGCGCTCCCGCCAGTCGACAACCGGGGGTATGCCGAGGCACCCACCCCCAGGAATATGTATATCTCTCCAGCGACGGTGTCACTCTTTTGGGGTGTGCGGCGTTTAGGGTTGTGCTGTGAGGTGATCGAGATACCTGTGACCAACCCGAACGTAGTGAGGGGCGGTAGCCGACGAGCGTCAGCGAGGCGGAACGGCGACTTGACTGGGAGATGACTGTCGATCGTCTGGCGGCTCCCTTGCAGGTCGCCTACCCAAGCCGGAGGCGCGGGAGTTGCTCGCCTAGAGGGTGGGGGTTGTTGATCGGGTTTGTGGCGGTCCTGGGTTCGCTTCCCCCACGGTTTACAACCTTGATGGTTGATGGTCGCCGTTGCTACTTGTTTTTAGCCGACACCAGGATGGTGAGTCTTTGGTCGTTGACTCGAACGCTGCTTGTTCCTCTTACGCAACAGGGGAAGGGTCGGTCGTGGGTACTTCTTGGTTGCAGGGAACATCTACCCTAGTTTCCTAGTGTGAAATGCCCCGCACCGTGCAACTGGTGTACAGCCTTGCTTGCCGTGTCTGCCTCCCGGCGAGACGGTCTTTGTAAGTTGCGGTGGTGAGTGTACATGGTGGTGTAAGGTGCGTGTCAACTTTTCAAGTGTAAAACTTCATGGGTACTAAGCGAGCTGTTTCTGTTGCTGATAAAGCAAAGTTTTTTGCGTTGGTGACGGCTGGGCATACGATCAGGGATGCTTCGAGGCAGGCGGGGGTTCATTACAATACGGGTTCGAATTGGGTGAAGAAAGCGAAGTTGTTGGCTGCTCAGCGGGAGGAGGCTGAGCATCGAGCAAATCGGGGTAAAGGGAGTGGGGGTCGTCAGCAGCATGATTTTCAGTTGGCGTTGGATGCTGCGGATTTGCCGTCGGTGGTGCCGGTTGACCTGTTGTGTGATGAGGCTCGCAGGGGGTTGGACGATTTCGATTTTTTCCGTAAGCATTATTTGGGGAGGGTGCCGTCTCCGTGGCAGGTTGAGGCCGCGTATCAGCTGATTGAGTTGTTGGAGTCAGAAGAAAAAGAGTTTGTTGTTTTGAACGTGCCTCCGGGTGCGGGCAAGTCGACCTTGTTCCATGATGTTGCGGTGTGGGCGATTGTCCGCAACAGGCGTATCCGTGTGATGATTGGGTCGGTGTCGCAGAATATGGCGAAGTTGTATTCGCGTCGTATTCGTGAAACACTTGAGCGGGTGCAGCCGATACAGCCTGATCCGATGATGGTTGCTAAGGGGATTGCGGTGAACGCGGAGGGGTGTTTGGCGTTGGATTACGGCAGGTTCCGCCCGACGGATAAGGGTGCGTTGTGGCGGGCTGACGAGTTTGTTGTTGAACAGTTGGATGGGAATGGGTTGGACAACAAGGAACCAACCGTGAGGGCTTACGGTATCGAAGCGGAGTTCATTGGTCACCGCGCCGACCTGTGCCTGTTTGACGATGTGGCTTCCCCCGATAACGCTCGTGAGTCTGTGGCGAGGGACAAGTTGTTGGAGCGTTGGGACAATGTGGCTGAGGCCCGTTGCGATCCGGGTGGTTTGTTGGCGGTGGTGGGGCAGCGGTTGGGGTCAGGTGACTTGTATGCGCATTGCCTCGCCAAAGAAACGTATGACATTGAGGACGACATCAACTATGACGGCTCCGATGTGGAATCCCCTGAGGATGTGCAGGAGGGGCAGCCGGTCCGGCAGAAGAAGTATCGCCACATCATCTACAAAGCGTATTACGAAGAGTTGGATACGGGGAAAACTTCCCGAGCGTTCAACGCATCACCGTATCCTGACGGGCCGCTGCTAGACCCGAAACGGCTCCCGTGGAAAGACCTGTCGTTTATTCGCTACTCAAAACCTGATGTGTTCAACGTGGTGTACCAGCAGGAAGACCTTGATTTGGATTCCCGCCTCATTGACCGCACATGGATGACTGGTGGGACCGGTATGGATGGGGTTCACTACCCTGGCTGTATCGACAACGAACGCCAACCGGGGTACATCCCTGAGGGTTTGGCACACCCGTGGATTTCTATCGTCGCTGTTGACCCCAGCCCCACAATGTTTTGGGCTTTCGTGTGGATCATCTATCAGCCTGATTTGAAGCTTTACCACGTTGTTGATGTGGAACGGGTCAAACTGTCCGCTGAGGAAGTGTTGGGGTACGACACGATGACCGGTGAGTATTCGGGGTTGATGAACGAATGGCAGGAACGGTCATACGATATGGGGTATCCGATTAGTCATTGGGTGGTGGAAATCAACGCCGCGCAACGGTTCTTGTTGCAACATGATTTTGTGCGGAAATGGCAGGCCGCGAACCGGGTGAATGTGGTTCCGCATACCACGACCCGTAACAAGGTTGATGAGAACCTGGGGGTGGAGGCTTTGTTGCCGCCTGTGATCAGGTCGGGGGCTATGCGGTTCCCGTCGATGAGGGGTAATTGGAAGACGTTGGCGGCTTTGGAGGAGCTGACGAAATGGTCCCGCGACAAGAAAAACGGGACGGACATCGTGATGGCTTTGTGGATGGCGGTTTTGAACATCCCTAATTTGACTCAGGCGAAACGCCCTCCACGCCAGTGGCGACCTTCGTGGATGTTGACTGGGTGATGTGTGCTATGTTTCGGGTGTTCCGACCGGAAGGATGACAATGGCAGCGAAGAAGACCCCAGCTAAGAAGGCAGCCCCAGCCAAGAAGGCAGCGAGCAGCAAGACCCCGACCCCGCCGAAGCGGACTGACACGAAGGGTCGCAGTGGCATGGGTGCAACCGCAAAGTCGCGTCTTGTTCCGCTGGATTACATTGATCCTGTTTCTGGTCCTTCTGGGTCAGGGCAGGACAGTTCTTTCAGTGGCAAAAACGTGAGGTTTAGGCCCGGTATTGACAAGGTTAGTGGCGGCGGCGAAGGACCGATTCGCGCATCAAGGACTTACATCGGCGGCGGGAAGTTAAGTAAGAAGGTCACGTTCACTCGCGCTCTGCCCCAGTCTGCTCGCGGCACCAGCAAGAAAATCAAGTAACAACACGCAACTGTGTTATCTTTGGGGGTCCGACCGACAAAAGAGGCTGCATGAAAACAGTTGAGGAAATCGTTGCCCTGTACCGTGACCGGCACACGACCCTCGGCCCTGTTCTCCAGCAGATGCGCGAAGTGCGTCGCCTCGCAAACGGCGAAGTGGTCGTACCATTGTCCGAACTTGACCGCACCGCACGATCCTCAGTGGCGAACCTGTTCGTCCAGGGACTTGATCAGATGGCGATGCGTGTCACCTCGACACAGCCGACACCGTATTTTCCTGCGTTGCGTGAAGGGCAGGACCGTTCGATGCAGTTCGCCCGTGACAGGAAACGGGCCATGCTGTCGATTTGGGATCAGAACCGGATGGGACAGAAGGACCGTCGACGCGCCCGCAACTTTTTTGCGTACTCATCCGCACCGGTGTTCCTGAAGCCGAACTTTGACAAGCGGCTGGTGGAGTGGCATCTGCGGAACCCGCTTGACACGTTCGCCGCACCTGTCGTTGACGAATCAAACCCTGTCCCCGACAACGTGATTTTTACTTACAGCCGCAGCTACCAGTGGTTGATGCGTAACTATGGGTTCCTGAACGGCATGTTGCGGGTTGGTGACCCCGCCCCGGACGACATGTTCACTGTTTTGGAGTATGTCGACGACATGGAAGTCGTGCTGGTTGTTCTTGGTTATGAACGTGACCGTGATCCGCTGTCCGGTTCAATGTATATGGGTCGTCCTGCGGTGGAGTTGTCGCGTGTCCCGAACCGTTGCGGTATGCCGTTGGTCGTCATCCCGTCCCGTATCACGCTTGACAAGCCGAAAGGCCAGTTCGACGGTCTGCTCGGCATGTATTACACCCGTGCAAGACTTCAGGCACTCACCGAAATCGCTATTGAACGCGGTATTTTCCCTGACGAGTACCTTGTTGCGCGTCCCGGTGAGAACCCGGAGATCATTCAGATTGCTGACGGCAAGACAGGTCAGCTTGGTGTCGTCAAGGGTGGTGACATCCAACAGTTGCAGTCCCAGCCGGGTTACAA